GTTTGACTAGGAATTCTGCGTTGATGGATCTCATTTTTAACACGTTCAACGAATGCCATAGCCATATGACTAGGCATATTACCTACGTCAATATGGAAAACACGTCGTTCTGGAGCACGTTGTATACGATAGATAAGAATAGCATCTTCTAAAAGTTCTTTTTGTTTGTAAACTTTAAAGATATTTTCTAATAAACTGTTACCAAACGGAAAGTTATTGTCTAAACCTTCTGATAAACTCAAATGAACAATATGTTTAGCATCAATTGCATGTTCTGTTTCTGTAGTTCCAAAACGGCTACCACCGCTTGAGCCTGGGCTGTTGCCTTTACTTGCTCCGCCTTGCCCTAGATAACCACTACCTGTTCCTATACCACCATTAGTAAGTCTAGAATTAATATTAGGAGTAATCATTGTTGCAACTAAATCATGGAAGTTAGGTGCAAGATCTTTAATAACATACTGCTCAGGTTCTTTACCTTCGCTTTCATTTACAATGATTTTTGTAATTTTACTTGGATCTACATAGGTCCATTTTTGATTTTCTGGATCTCTAACAAAGAAAGCATCACCAAACTTGAATACATTACGCACAATGCGGAATATTCTTGTATCAAACAACTGTAATTTAACCCATTGTTGTAGATATTCACTTAGGATCTTAACTTCAGTGTTAGTAGCTTTGTGTCTCCAGCTAACACTAAATGGAGTTTTACCGTCTTTTAGTTTTTGTGTGCAGAATTCTGCAAGAATATCTAAGGCAGCATTAACTTCTGGATCACTATCCATTACTTCATACTGTTGATATCGTTCAACACGGTTGGGACTACCTGTATAAACATCAGGCAAATAGCTTGAATAGTTTGATTTCGCTGGTCCAGGTTTAGTGCTTGTGTTTCCAGATATTGGACTTAGACCACTATTAACTGGTGCAGGGGTGAAATATTTCTTCCAAGTCATTTGATTTGGTTATCCTCTAGTATTAACATTTGGGTCTAAGCGTTTAGTAGCACGGACTTGACGATCAGTATGATCAACTAAGGCATGTGTCTCAGACACTAGGATTCCCATACTCTTATTTAACATCTCTAATTGTTTCTTAAGATCATCTAGAGTAGTTGATGCAGTTGCAGTAATTGTAGGAGAACTAGCAGTTGTCTTAGCAGTTGGAGTGTAACTTGCTTCTCCCGGTGGTGCCGCTTCTGCTTGACGTTTAAGTTCCTCTTCTTTCTTTTTGGCTTCAGCTTTGAGTTTTTCAGTATCAGAAGCAACTGTTGTCTGTGCTGTTTCTTTTGCTTGAACAGTTTCTTGTTTATTAAGAACAGCTGATAAAGATTCGTTGTAGGCCTTAGTTCCTAAATTTCCAAAACTGCCCATTTGTTTCATTTGATCTGAATCGAGGCCGCCGTTTTTCTTAAACACATCAACTAATTTTTGAAGCTCAGCTGGATACGGAGGTTTAGAAGTTGGTTCTTTAACTTCATTTTGCTGTGCTGATGCTGACGCTTTATCTTTTCCAGTCTGATTATTTGTAAGTGTTGTCTGAGTTGGTTTATAAGCACCAGTTACAAACGGCATTTGTAAACTGTTTTCTGCCATTTGCTGTATCTGTGCTCCAAGATTTTTTGTAGACTCTGGACTAAAGACTGTTTCACCTTTGTGAATTTTAACAATAGAATCTTCTTGTTCTATAGGACTTCCTGTTTCTTTTAAAGTTCCGCCGTCGCGTGTTCCAGTTTTATTATTCAAAGAATTACCAACGGTAGTTACCGGCTCTATCATTCCTTTCATTGCGGTGATTGCAAAGTCGCCGATAGTAGTTAATACATCTTTACCAGTTTTACCTACACCTTCAATAACTGCTTTGTAATCACCTTTGGTTATCCCTGCAATTATATCAGTTAATCCAGTAGTGCCTAATAGGCCAGCACGATCTAATCCGGTAGTTCTATTTCCACTAGTGTCTGTTTGAACATTCTTAGTGCTGTTAATTATATTTTTAACAAGATCACTTTTACTAATTGTATTATTAAGTGCGTTAATACCTTCTGCTAATTTAGCTTCCATATCGGCAGCTCTTGCTTGTGTCTGTATTAATGCTTTTGTAGTGTCTGTGCCTTCTTTAGTTCTTTCAACATATTCTTTCTTAACTTCATCATAGACATATTCTTTTCCACGCTGTTCAGCTTCTGCTCTTGTGGATAATAATTGCTGTGCTGTCATTCCATGTAGCGCATCTTTGTGATCAACAACTTCTTTTTGCGCGGCTTCGAGCCCTTTAGAATACATGTTAGTTGATATTAACAACTGCTGACCAGTTTTAGCAATATCATTACTTACGTTTGTAGATAAAAATGTCAAATTACCAGACTGACGTATAGCATTTGTAACCAATGGTGCTAGTGCTTCAATTCTAGATTGAGCCGCACGTTGTTCTTCAGCTGTGCCATAAGCAGTTGCCCTTTGTGATTCTCTGATTGCCGCTGTGAATTCAGCGGCTGCTGGTCCCATTGCTTGCAATACAGATTGACTTTGTTGTGTTAATTCGCCACCGTTGTAAATATTTTTAGCAGTATCTTGAATTGCCTTACCACCAAACGACATGTCTGAAGTTAGTTTTGTAAATGCAACACTAAGATCTCTACCAGATTGTTGTTGTAAGAGTGTAAGTTTAGCTTGTAATTGTCCGTCTTGCGAATCTTCTAATGCACGTTGGCGTTGTGCTTCACGGCTAACTCCTGTAAGTTTAGCCATCTTATCCATTTCACCTGCTAAGTCAGCGGCCGCAATTAAAGATCGCTCTCTGATTGCACGAGCTTCTGGATCTTTGCTTTCTGCATTAAAACCTTTTTGGTTAGTAATAGTAAGAGCTAATACTTCGTTATACTCTTGGGCATTATAGCCCATGTATTTTAACGGATCGCCAAAATTAGTTGTAAAATCTTTTGATAAATTTGCAAAGTTTTTAGTTGCTTCGCTTAATGTTCCACCTAGAGCAGTAACATTAATCTTTAAACCATCACGACCGGCTTGTAACGCACCAAAAAACTCTTGAGTATTCAATCGAGTCTGTGCAATAGCAGTGCTTAATCCTACAATATTGTTGTTAAAACTAACACCAACATTAGAAGCCTTTTGCCAATCTGCTTCGTATTGTGTAATAGCACCGTTGAGCAGTTTAACGGCTTCGGCGGCTTTGCCTAGTGATCCGCCTGCGGTTACTAAGGCGGCATCAAATATGCCAAAACTTTCCTTTGTTTTAGGACTAAAACTATCACCACCAAAGTTAGGACCAACAGATTTCTGTGCCCGAACCATAGCCTCGGCCATTTTATCATAATCAATATTTGGATCCATTATTTTTTTCCTAGAAATATGCGCATATAAATAGTATACTATATATTTATCCGGAGAATATTCATGTCACAAAACCCACTGCAACAGTATTTTAGACAACCTAAAATATTCATCAAGTTACCTAGTCATGGAGTTTATAATCGTGCTGATGTAATTAAAGGTGATGTGGATAACATGCCAATCTTCGGCATGACCGGTATGGATGAAATGTTAATTAAAACTCCTGATGCATTATTAACAGGAGAAAGCACAGCTAGAGTGATTCAAAGTTGCTGTCCTGGAATTACCGACGGATGGGATACTAGTAACTTAGATGTAGATGCATTGTTAATTGCTATTAGAATTGCTACCTACGGCAATACAATGACGATCAGCACTCTTTGCAAAAATTGTCAAACAGAATCTGACTATGACATTGAATTAGATCAATATTTAGATCATTTTAACTCTGCTAGATTTGATCCAAAAGTAATCATAGGTGACTTGACTATTACTATTCGTCCGTTAAGCTATAAAGAGGCTACAAGTTTTAATTTAGAAAATTTTGGTATACAACAACGTCTTAATCAAATTTTAACTTTAACAGATGAAAAAGAAAAACAAAGACTAATGTCAGAGTTGTTTAAAGAGCTTGGCGCACTTCAAACAAGAATTTTTATTGCAGGTGTAGTGTCAGTTGATACTCCAGAGATTCAAGTTTCTGAACACGCATTTATCAAAGAGTGGTTAGAAAATTGTGACAAGTCAATTTTTGATACACTAAAAGATCACATCGATGAAAACAACGCTCGATGGAAGATGCCTCCTAAAACAGTTAAGTGTGATAACTGTGGACATGAAGATCAAATAACTATCGAATTAGATCAATCAGGTTTTTTCGCCGGCGCCTAACAAGGCTATCGTCTGAAGAAATATCTGATTATCTTGTTAGGCTAGAAAAAGACGCACTACGTTTCAAAGAAGAACTGTTTAGAATTGCATGGTTCATGCGAGGAGGAGTAAATGTAAATGATTTATTCCACAAATACAGTCACGAAGATATTAAGATAATGGGCGAAATTATTAAAGAAAATATTGAAACTACCAGAACTACTCAAATGCCTTTAATATAAGGAAGGTAGTTTTTCTCCGGCATTAACTGCAAGACTAGGATTATTAACAGCAGTTGTATTTGCTGTAGAACTTGCATCACTAGTTGCGGCTTGATCTTGTTTGCTACCAGCATCTGCTGTTTGATTAGCATTTTGATCTTTACCTGTGGCCATATTATAACCACCTTGTGCAATATTGCCTACACCTTGCATTAATGATAGACCTAAATCAGGTATTTCTCCTAGCACTCCGATTAGTTTACCAAATGTATTAGTTAACCATTGCCGACCTGCAGGACTCATAAAGAAGCCAATCAATGCAGTTTGAAAAGCCGCATTGCCCAATGACTTTGTAATAACTGCGGCATTTTTAAATCCAAGTATTTTCATAATGCCAGGTAAAATACTAGCAATCTTTTTAGCACCAGTCATACTGGCAACCAAATTAGCAACTTTAGGTGCTATCCATTGAGCAATACAAACACCAGCCAACTGTTTCATTGCGGCATCATACTTGGCTTGATCATGATCAATTTGAAATTGTGAATAGTTCTTATACCAGCCAAGACCGTATTCAGTAAGAACCATATATAAGTTCAAGCTCTTAAATAAGTCAATAACTTCTGTGCTATAGTGTTTTGTAACAAAGGCCATTGCTTCACGTTCTGCGGCAGCGGCTGTTTTAGCCGCACCTGCCGCATTAATTTTGCCAGCTTGTTGTCCCCAATAGCCAGCTCCATGTTCAGCATCAGTTGCTCCGTGGTATACCTTAGCGGCATCTTTGGCTAATTCTTTTTCACCTTTAGCATATTTGGCAGCACCTCTTAATCCTGCTCCAATTAGACCAGGTAATGATACTTCTGAGATTATTTCTTGAACTTTCATATTGATATTTATCTACTGTGTTAAGAAGAACTTACGTTCTTCTGTTCTTCGCTTTCGCTCGAACTATCCTTCTTTTTAGAACAATGAATA